ATATAGAAATTTGGAACACAGGGCGGTCAATGCCCTTATTTCCTTGTGTTTGACCAGTATAAACTGGTTGATGCACATTACGCAATTGCCATGTAATGAACTTCGGTTGACTCGCAAAATTGCGGTTGAACGAAGCGTACACAGGAACAGGGTCAACGATTTGTTTCAGTTGATACTGAATCGCCTTGCCATATAGGACTGGATTAAGCTGTGTCGTCATACTGAGGTCGATGGGTCATTACGGTAACACAACAGCAAAACAGTCATGCGATCATTTGCTTCACGCACATCAGTAATGCGCCACTCTTGGCCTCGCCAATTGATCGAATACAAATCTTGCCTATCCACGATTTGCTTGATATTTGGCGTGTAGTTCAAAGTGAACTGAGTCAACTCTTGGTAGAGCCGATATTTCTCAGAGATTTTGAGACTATTTGCAACGTCAGTCACACGGGCGCGAGTAGTGAACCACTCTGTCTGAGTAGTTTCACCCTCGCCAAAATCACTTTGTGCAAAAGTGAGATTGTTTACCGTGATATTCTCAAAACGTGCAATTGCCATTACATCACCAAAGGCTTGTATGGACGCAGCAGCACTTGAACACCCCAAGGAATGTTGTGCTGAATTGGGCCAGTTGTTTCGCTACGGTTGTTGTATAGGTGAGTGAACAACAGCAAACCAGCTTGTTTGACAACAGGATAGCTGCCAATTGGGTTTACTGCGGTTGTGTACTCACAATACACAGGCGAAGTCATTGAGCTATTCAAGTCTGTTGGAAGATTCGCCAAAACGACTTTGTTGCCAGATGGGTCGTAGTAATACTGGTCAATTGCCAGAGTATGAAGTTCTGGAGGATTGTTGTCATCCCAATACTTCACAGCATCGACCACCACGCCCGGCAATTCGGGGTCTTGATTTTGGCTGACTTCTGGCAAATCCAAAGTCAAAGGCGTTCCATACAGACTCGCAGAGTTGTACCAAACACGATATGACGTTGAAGTGATTGAGAGACCCAAAAAGTCCTCAATCGCCATACGCACAGCCAATTCAAGGCTCGACAAATAAGTGTTCTGACTATCATCACCAAACAAGTTCAATTGATTGGTGATTTCTTCTAATGTCAGCCAAGGAGTTGCAATGTCGCGGTTGATCTGTTCCGTTTTGGCATAGTTAAACGGATTGCGCGTAGGAGCGCCATAGTTTAGGTAGCCGATTTGTGAATCAACGGACATTATTTACCCCTTATGCTGCGCTCATGCGAACACCAGCGAAGGGAGAACGAACTGTACTCACCACACGCTTTTCGGCAAACATTGTGACGAAGCCGGGAGCAGTTTGCTCAAGCATTTGAACATTCATCACTTCTGTGTCGCCAATGGTCAAGAACTGTTCCCAGTTAGCCAAGTAGATTGGGAAATCAGCAGACAGATATGGGTTAGGAATCACAGGGAAACCAAACACACGACCAACAGCAGCGCCATCGGAATCGCCAATTTCAAGGAACAATGGCAGACCTTGAGTGTCTTTCAATTCGCGCAACATGAGAATCATGTCAGGGTGAATATGCCATGCAGTTGTAGGCAATGCCCAATACTGCGATGGCAGTGTTGAGGCCATGTCAACCATTTTGTTGTATGTCACAGGGCTACCGCCAAGAGACACGGTTGCAATGGAGTGAATACCATTCGTGATTGCAACACCAGACGTGCCAAACGCACTGGAGGATGCAGAAACATACGAATCCAAACCGCGCAAGCCATCTGTGCCACCAGTTGAAGTAGTAGAAGAACCAGCTTGGTCATCGTTCAACACCATTGATTGAGCTTCAAGTTGCGAGAATTCAAGAGCCAAGTCAGCAACGATAGACGAGTCCAAAGCGTTCACATCAGATAGAACAGCGGTACGGATAGGCAACTGAGCAGTCAACACGCGAACAGGCAATTGCCAAATCACAGTGTCAACATCGGGAGAACCACTGTTGGGCGTAAATGTATAGCCCCAAGGGTTCGTGGAATTTGCGGCGTTACCAACTTTGGCAACGAATTGAGCGTCAGAACCAGAAACAACGATCTGGCGGGAGCCTTGACGGAATGGGTTTGCTTGACGCAATGCAGCAAAGGCATCGTCAAACACGACATTACCACCAACACCCGAACCTGAACCAGTCAGTGCAGAGGCTTCTTTCAGGTCAATGGCAACCTTGTTGCCTTCGGTAATGGCTTGCTTAATGCCGTTCAAGATTTTTTCGGTGATGGTCATGGTAATTCCAGTGAGAGTTAAAAAGGTGGGGAGCGAACCCCCCACCAAAGGCAACTATCAAGCAGCAGTGCCAGTAGAACGGTAACGCACACCAGCGAAGGGGTCACGAACCGAAGTTGCCAGACGCTTTTCACCGAAGAAGGTGATGTAGCCGGGCAAAGTCTGGTCGTAACGGCGCATAACCATATTCAAACGGTCAACGATAGTGTGGAAACGCGACCAATCAGCGAAGTACATTGGGAACAAGCTAGTTGTACCAGCAGAAGCGGCAGTGGCTTGGCTTGGGTTGTCCAAATACTTGTTGACCACCACATCGAAGCCGAGCAAGCGACCAGCGATACCGGGGGCTTCCAGAGGAGACATACGCTCAAACACAGGAGTGCCGTTGTCGTCAGTCAAACCACGGATTTGAGCCAACAACATTGGGTTGACCAAGAACTTTGCGCTTTCAGTCCAGTATTGCTGTGGCAAAGCGTAGATGAAGTTCACAACGTCTTTGTATGTGATTTCAGCAGCGCCAACCACGTTGGTGTTGGAAGTCAACTGGTCATAAGTAGCCAAGCTGTGCAGACCGCTAGTAGAGCCAGTACCAGAGCTACCGAAAGCAGCAGTAGTAGTTGCACCACCAGTGTAGGTAGCAGCAGCACCAGCATATTGATTCAAGCCGCGCAGACCATTAGAGCCACCATAAGGCAAGCTGGTCAAACCTTGGTCGTTGTTTTGAATCATCGACAGAGCTTCGGCTTGTGCGAATTCTGCCAACATATCGTCAACCACGTTTGCTTCCAAGCCATCAATGTCATCCAAAGCGGCTGTACGGATTGGGAATTGCACGTTCAAGTCTTGCAAGACCAATTGCCAAATGGTTGTGTTTTCAGTTGTGGCAGAGCCGTTGTTCTGAATTCCATAACCCCATGCAGCACCAGCATTGCCAGTCTTGACACGGAATTGATAGCTAGAACCATCAGTTGCAACACCGCGAGACACGCCGCGCAAGGGGTTAGCCAAACGCAGAGCAACGAATGTGGGGTCATACGCTGTACGACCACCCTTACCGTCACCACCACCTGTCAGAGCCGAGGCTTCTTTCATGTAGGCTTCGTATTGGCTTTCGTCAGCAAACACTTCTAATTGTTTCTCGAAAGTGGACTTGCCAGAGGCCAGTTCTTTCAATTGTTCACGCACATGACGGTTCACATCTTGGCGAACGGTCTTGGCTTTTTCTTTGTGAATTGCGGGAGCAGGAATAGCGGCAACTTTGGCTTCCAAAGATGCAACCATTTCGCTGAATTCGGCTTTAACAGCTTCAACAGCGGCGGGGATAGCTGCCTCAACAGCTTGGATTTTCTCAGCTTGTTTAGCTTCGATAGAATCCAGTTTTTCGATGATTTTGTCCATCATTAACCTTTCAGGCGTAGATCAAGTTTTTTCAGCAACTCACGTTGCTCAAGAGCAGCGAGAAGTTTCTGAGCTTCGGTTGCCTCCACATCAGACTCACTCTGAGTTGGCGCAGTTTCATGCAATTCAGGAGCAGCGTCACGCTGTTCAATCACTTGCTTGAATACGGATGCGGCGGCAACCGCTTCCGACTTGGACAACCCTGCATCCCGCAAGGCAGATTCCAAAACTTTCAAATCGGCAGAACCGTCTTGACGGAAAAATTCCAGCTTAGACACTTCTGCGTTTGGATTGTTTGGGTACATCACAACGGAGACTTCACGCAAGCCACCTTTTGTGATTTGGAAGAAACCATCTTCGTATGGGTCATCAGAACCAACAGTCATAGGAGAACCATCTTCCTTGACCCATTGATATTCTTCTGCGTATGCGCCAACAGAAACGCCACCAAACATATTTGGCGATTCGCTCATTACTTGGTACAAATCAGAACCTTGAGTTGTATTGATATACAAGCGACCACAAGCGGTCATGCCAGTATCGTCAAACTCAAATGAAGTCCATTCGCCAACAGGGATTGCATCAGCTTCGTGATTCACAAACATTGGCAAAGGGCGACCAGATTTGGAGAATTCATTTGCCCATTGCATGAACCCCTCTGGCTTGTAAAAGAACTTGCGACCATCTGCGCCTTCGCGTGGCCCCCAAGTCGTTACTCGCGCTTCGATATTACCCGTTGGCTCGGATGCGTTTTGGCTTTCGAGTGCTAACTTCGCCTCGCAAACCATCATTAGATTTTTGGTCATTGATTACCTCATCGACTTTTGAACGGTCAATGTCATGTATTATTTTTTTTGGTGGGCGACCCCTCCGAGGTGGAGGAGGCGCTATTGGCTTATTCGCTGTTAGCGATGCTACCATGATCTTGAAAATAAGTGACAACTTTATTTTCCAATGTTCATTTTGCGAGTTTGATTGCCGCCACCGCCTCCAGTATCTTGTGGGCTTGACCCTTTAATTGGGTCAGTATTGGCAGGCTTGTCCTCTTTCAATTTCTCACCACCCTCAATTTCCTCTTTGCCCAAATACTCACGGGCCTCATTTGGTGTGAGGATGCCAGCATTAACGCCAGCACTGACGTAATTCATTTGGTCAAGGGGAGCGCCCTTCAAGAAATTGGCTGTATCGAATTGAATCGACAAAGAAGGGAACCCAGTCAACAAATGCTGTTTCAGCTTTTCTTGCACGTTCACAATTGTTGGGAACATGGTCGATTTGTAAAACTCATCCAACATGGTTTGGGTATTGTTGTATTTCTGGTCTGCAATACCGATCATTGCAGGTGGAACACCAAACAATCCGCAAATACGCTTCATGGTTTGAATCTTTAATTCGGCAGCTTGAGCATCTTGCAGACTCAAAATATCAATGGTCTGATATTTCATTCCTTGGTCAAGTAACATACCTTGGCCCGGCTTCGATTCGTCAGTACGTTGGCTACCAACCAATGACGACCACGCCTCTTTCAAACGAGCAGCAATCTCTTTGTATTTACCATCAGGGATAACTTGGTCTGTCACAAACATGCCGCTTGGCTTTGCGCCGTTGAGCATGATGTAGTTGGCATATACGTCAATGTCTTGGTCAAGAGTAACCAACTCAGCAGCCAAGATGCCTTTGTTGAAACCAGCCGAACCTTGCCATGCAGCTTCCTTAACGTGCATCACTTGATGAGCAGCCAAAGGCTCATCTTTGCTGAAACCGTAGGATGGAGTTGACAAACGATACGATGGATAACGCGCAGGATTGATTGTTACGGCAATCAAAGTGCTGTCCAGCACATACATTTCCATTGGAGTTTGGGTTGGACTCTTTTGGTCTTCACGCCACCAGAGCGTAAATGCCTCACCAGACAATTCCAGCCACATGAGCCACTGATACCAGAACTCATATTTCGATTGGAAGTTGTTTGGGTTATTCAGCAGCTTGGCAACTTGCTTTGCTTTGTTCTTATCTCGCACACCAACGGACTTATCTTTTACAGCGTCAAGATATGAACCATTGTCATCCTCATACATTACCTTGATTGGCAATTGGGCCAGAGCGCGAGCCTTTGCACCAACACAAGCCATCACTGTACTGTTGCGAGTCAGCAAGCTCATGTCGATTGGACGACCAGCTTGGTTCGCGCTTGCTGTCGTCACATAGAGAATCTGCGTATTTACAGTCGGGCGAGTATTGCTGCCACTGTAAATGACGTTGTTACCTAGAGCCGTTTGACCGAAAAGCGTATTGCTTTCCTTGGCTGTTGAATTGCGCTTAAAAAAGTCAAAGATTGACATAGAAACTCCAAGTTTTCATCATCTTATCATTCAAAATAATCTCAGTCCATAAGAATCTGATACAAAAACATTGTCCAAATGACAGTGAATAGCCATGATTAAAGCGATGATTCCGTCCACTTTGGCAGATGGGTCGGCTTCGTTTTTTCTCACTTTTACGTTACCGTTTACGTCTGTATAGACTTCACAGTTACCCAATTGCCATCCAACAAAAGGATTTCCATCATGTTTGATGGCCTTTTTCAATATGAGCTGTTCCGCTGTTTTCGACGGGTTGGATAGGACTGCCATGCCTTGTCCAACTTTCTTGACTGGAAGGCCATAGGAGAACAAGTTGGCAACAAGAGCAGCAGCGTTGTAAGGGTCATAACCAATTTCTTTGACTTCATATAACTCTGCCTCGCTTCGGATATAGGATTCGATTTCGTTTAAATCGGTCACGTTGCCCGGGGTCAATTGCAAAACACCAGATGCGTGAGCCTGTTGGAAGATTGATTTGTAGTGATTCGGAACAAGCTCTAGCGAATCCTCTGGCAAAAAGAATTTGAACCTAGCATATAGGTTTTCTTCGCCATATCTGTGCAATGTTACCACAGCATTCAAATCTCGGCTATGCGCCAAGTCGAATGCAATGAATGTTGCCTCTGGCTTATCCTCTGGCATTTGAGCAATGGATTCATCCCAATATCGACGGTCAACCCAAGCTGAATTTGCGCTTACATAGATATTCAACTGTTTGCACAGGAATTCATTGAGCGATGCTGGCTTGCTCTTTGCCTCATCAGCCATGTGCTGAATGGCCTCAGTCGTCACCGAAACGCCAAGCATAGGATTGGCCTTACCCCAAATCTTAGGGTCAGACCATTCATCGCCTTGATCTACGCTATACAGCAAACCAAACCATTTAAACGTATCTTCCGCAGCGCCACGAAGCACAGTCCTGAAATGGCTCAAGTCCTCATAGAACTTGGTTTCTTTCGTGAAACTTGCTGTCGTCAAATACATACGAAGCGGGTTCTTACGAGCCGCCATACCAGAATGCAAAACTTCGATGGAGCTACGTTCTGTAATCTGAGCCGCCTCATCAATCATGGCACATGACGGGTTTTTACCGTCACCAGTCTTACGGTTGTCGCGGGAAAGGGCGCGGTATGTTGATGTGGAATCTCCAGCCTTTTTCAACTCGCTTCGGTACAAAATGAATTTGTCGCGGAGTTCTGGAACCATGCCTTCAACGATGGCCTTGGACGAATCAAAACAAATGGATGCCTGTTCGCGGT